CGGGAACCTGCGTTTGCGGCCAAACATCGACTCCACATACCCATGAGTCATAGCCTGTTCTTGCTGCGCTGCAATCCATTCGGCCAGGCCGTCAAAACGGTCCAAGAAATCTGTGATGTACTTCTGAGCCTGGTTTATGGAGACCTTAAACTCTGCGGCCAACGCCTGTGCTGCCGCGCCGTACAGAATGGCGAACACTGTTCTTTTGGCCAGTTGCCGCTGATGTGCAGTCACCTTATCGGGGTCGACCCGGAACATTTGGCTGGCCGTGGTCCGGTGGATATCGTAACCCTTGGTGTAAGCCTCGATGAGCCCCTGGTCCTCTGCGTACCAGGCCGCTATCCGGACCTCGATTTGGCTGTAGTCGGCGTTCAGCAAGACCCATCCCGGCGTGGCCACGAAGGCCCGGCGAATCTCCGGTGCGTCATAGTTGGGGATGTTCTGGAGGTTGGGGTCGCGTGAGCTGAGCCGACCGCTGACCGTGCCGTGGACCAGGAAACTGGTTCGCACCCTGCCGTCCGGGTCGACCCGTTCCAGGATGCCGTCGACGTAGGTGCCTACCAGCTTGGTCCGGGTCCGGTGCGTTTGGATAAGACCAGCTATCTCATGTCTATCCCGGAGGTAGCGCAGGCACTCCCGGTCGGTGGAACGGCCCTTGAGCTGGGGCAACCTGAGCTTGTCGTAAAGCAACTTGGCCAACTGTACCGGACTGTTCAGGTTGAGGTCCTCGCCATTGAGAGCCACGATTTTCTGAGCGGCGGTCTCTATCTCGGTCATGTATTGGGTCCGCAAATCCCGCAGATAATCGACGTTGATGGTGATGCCCAACCGCTCGATGTCCCGCAGAGCCATGCTGGCCGGGAGCAGGATGTCCTCAAGCACTGGGACCAGGTTGGGCTCCTCCTGCACCAACTGGTTTAGGGGGTCGACCAACAGCCTGGTTATCTGGGTGTCCCGGGCAGCATACGGGCTAAGCATTTCGAGCGGGATGTCACCAAAGGTGGTGGGGGTCAAATCGCCTAACTTCTTGCGGTCGGCCTTAATTTTCCGCAGGTACAGAGCCAGCGGTTCTTCGTAATCCGGGATGTTGTAGTATTCCCGGGCCAGGACCTTGAGGCCATGCACTTTGAGAGCTTCACCGCCTGCGCCAGTGTCGGCCTCGGCAGACCGTTCATCTATAAGGTAGTGCGCCAGCATTGTGTCATGAGTCGGTCGCCAGTCGATTCCGAGGTAGTGCAGCAGAAACTTGGAGTCGAACATCGCATTGTGACCTGCGGTAGGGTATGGAGGATTTTCAAGCAGGTCCCGGAGCAGGTCAACCACTTGGCGGATACGCAGCAGCCGACTAGGCACCTGCCAGGCCAGCTCCGGTGTGCCTTGGAGCGTGACCAGGATTATCTGGGCCTGTATCAAACGCTTGCCCGAGGTCTCCAGGTCGCATACCAGCAGGTTCGTGTCCCGGAGGGCCTGGTGCATTTCGCGCACGTCCCGTACCGAGCGACACATCCGGACCCTTGGCGGTGGCAGCTGAGCAGCGGACTCTCGTGTAGGAGCCAAGAGCGAAAACTTCTCCACGTCCTTGGCGAAGTCACGGAAATCATCGAACACATACAGGCATTTAGCTGGGTGCCAGGTTGACACGGCCAGAGCGTCCAGGTCATCGAGCCACAAAGCCATGCCCCGAGTTTTGGCTACCGATTTGTAGGGGGTCAAAGCCCGGAGCGGCGTGTTGCCACAGAGCAGGATTTTCCGGATGCCCTGGAGCTCGGCCAACAGCCGGGGCCGACACGCATCGATTGCGTCTTGGGTCGGAGTAGCGTTGCCCTCGGGCCGACACAAACAGGTGTTCGTGACCCAGAGCTTGGAGTCGTCTATGCTGGCTGCTCTCAGTGTGGCCCGGAGCAGCTGACCGGATGAGCCGACAAACGGCTCCCGGCGGGACACCTCACTGGCCCCCGGAGCTTCACCGACCACGGCGATGCCGTTCTTGGTGCCCTGACCGAGCACCTGCGGTCTACCCTGTAACGGGCAGTTGTCGCAATCACTAAGCACGGTCCAACCCCCCAACCTCACCATCCAACCAGGCCCGGTAGACCCGGATGTTCTCTTTGGCTAGGTCATAGTCAATGTTATCGAGCTCAAAGTAATCTACTGGCCGACCATTCCAGTCGATTTCGCGTTCCACGTTGTCAAACAGCAGTTTGTCGGACAGGCATATCCCGTGGTGCGCCAGGACCAGCGGTTTAGAGGTGTCTATGCCCACGGTGGTCAGACTGGTGCCATGTACCGGGTCGGGAGTGCGGGCCATTTTGACGGCCAGGCCCAACAGGTAGACCTCCACTGGCTGAGATTCGCCACCTAATAGATGTAGGGTCTGCGTAGGCTGTAGGACGTGCCGCAGGTGTGGGATTAGATAGGCCCGGATGGTGTACCAACAGGTGCAGTCCCGGACCAGTCCGATGCTATCCACTCCAAGACCGACCAGTTGGGACACACAGGCCCCGAATCCCAGGTAGGTGGACCCGTGAGGCACGGCCATGAGCTTGACCCCGGGCAGTGCCGTCCGCAGGGTCTGGTAGTATTGCCGGGCCTGCTGCACGGTCCGAGCGGCTTGGTACGGGGTATCCGGCAGGACTACGGTGGTGGCACTCAGCGTGTGCGTCAGACCAATCAGGTCTACCAGGTCGACGTTGTGGCCCTCGTGGACACTGTTATCCAGGATGACCTCATCGCCGTCTGCTGCTCGTTGGCAGTAAAAGTCCAGGTATCTTGGGTCTCGGCAGAGGTGCGCCAATACCAGGTGGTAGGGGTCCATCAGCTCCCGAAACCTGTCCAGGAGCGGAATCGGGGTAATCAAAGCCAGATGCACTAGCGGTCCCTCCGTATAGGCACCCACAGGACCCGATGAACCAGGGTCCGGCAGAGTGGGATGCCGATTATCAACAGGACTACGGCGTTGGATAGGGTGATGGGCACAGCCAAAGCCCAAAACGGCAGGCCCAGCATGAGCGTCAACATGCCAGCCACTCCAATGCCCGTGGTCAACGCCCAAGCCAAAGCGGACGTGACAGCGTTAGGAGCCCGGAGCGATAGGTAGCCACCGATGAGGCTGAGGCCCACTCCACCCCATATCACGTCGATGAGACCGAGCGGACTTCCTAACAGGTTGGAGACCGTACCACCAATGATGAAGGCGTAGATTGCCCACGGTCCCGAGTAGTAGACCAGCATTAACAGAGCGTCACCGATTCTCAAGTTGAGCGGACCCACGCTGAATGAGAACACCGAGGTCAGCATGTTCGTGGCCACGATAACCGCAGCTAGAACCGCCGTATGTGCCAACAACCTGGGGGTCCAGTCAACCTTAAGCAGTCTCATCGCGCAGCACCCTCAACCACTCGGCGTAGTCGAGTTGCAGGTGAAGCGGGTCGACATCGAGAGTCCTGGCCAGCGCAGCCCGCACATCCGGCTTGGGCTGGGCGTGACCGCTCTCAATGAGCGAAATCTCGGGCTGACTGAGCCCGACATGCTGGGCCAGCTCTATCTGCGTTAGCCCCTTGGTCCGCCTGCGGTACTCCATTACCGTAATCGGCACGACTCAAAACCTCCTCTGTTGGGTGTTTAGCATAATTATATACTTTGGGTTTGGGCTTCCGCAATACCTATGGTCCTGTTATAATTGTTGCACAGACCATCTTGGGAGGAGGGGCTGCATTTTGCCGCCGCTTAGTCGTGTCGATGAGACCCGCCGCAGAGACTGGACCCGAGAAAATCCGGTCAGAATCCGCCGTGAGCAAAGAGGACTATCCCGAGCTACAATCGCCCTACATCTTGGAGTATCCCCTGCTACAGTCGCTGCAATCGAGTCCGGCGTGGTGGATTTGACCGAACCCCGGGCGACGGAGCTCTCCAAGCTGTACGCCTGTCGACCTAAGACCTTATGGACTGAATGGGAGTCCTGGCGAAACGCAGCTCCGATACCGAATCAGCAAGCACAGTAGGCGCGGCCATGCACACCAAGGTAGCTGCGCTATTAGAGCGTCTTGACGGTGTTCGAGAGCAGGGACCGGACAAATGGCAGGCCAGATGCCCGGTACATGCCGACACCAATCCATCGTTGTCAATCGACGTGCGGGGCCACCGCATTTTGTTGCACTGTCACGGGTGCCAGGCTCCGGCGGAGCAGATAGCCACGGAGCTGGGCCTGGGTTCCGAGGACCTGTTCCTGGATGATACCCGGAGCCCTTCGGTGTCCGCCACGGTCGCAGCACTGTCCGAGAGCAAAGGCATACCGGAGGACTTCCTGCGGGAGCTCGGCTTGGAGGACACCCCCAGAGGGGTCGGCATACCTTATCTATTGGAGGACAGCACCCCGGCACCCCGGCAGCGTCTGCGGACCATCATGGGTCCGGGCGGGGGTCCGAGGTGGCTCGGCAGCACTGGCAGGCCCGTGCCGTATGGTCTTTGGCGGCTCGATGAGGCCCGCCAGGAGCAGTATCTGGTGATTGTCGAGGGCGAATCCGACTGTTGGACCTTGTGGTACAACGAAATCCCGGCCCTCGGTATCCCCGGGGCCTCGATGGTCCACCTCCTGACAGCGGAGATGGTCCGGGACCTGTCGACAATTTGGGTGGTCCAAGAAAATGACGATGCGGGAGCGCAGTTTGCGGCCAACGTCCCGGCCAAGCTGCGCTCTTTGCGGTTCAGCGGAGCCGTCCGGGTGGCCAAGCTCCCGGCGGAGGCCAAGGACCCCAATGAGCTGTACTGCCGGAACCAAGAGACCTTCCGCGACACCTTCATTGAGCTGCTGGACAACTCCCCAACCGCCACTAGTGCTCTGTTGGAGGCCACCCCGTGGCAGCACCTTGATGACCTCATGCACGAGCACTTCGGCGAACAGCTCTGGCTGGTCAAAGACTTTTGGACCCGGGAGAGCTACGGCATTGTGGCTGGGGAGCCTAAGACGTACAAGAGTGTTCTTACTGCCGACCTAGCGGTAAGCGTGGCCACAGGCAAACCGTTTTTGGGCTCGATGGAGATTGGCCACCAAGGCCCGGTGCTGATTGTCCAAAATGAGAACCATCCCCGGGACGTACAGGACCGTTTTTTCAAGATACTCCAACATAAGATGGGCCGGGACCTCAGACCCATTATCCGCAGGTCCGACAACGGGCGGTATACCATACAGCCGACCCCATCCCTACAGGACATCCCCATACATCTGTTGTCACAAGAGGGATTCAACCTGACCGACCGGGACCACATGATGCGACTGATGGCCAAAATCGAGGAGACCGAGCCCGTACTGCTGGTCCTGGACCCGCTCTACCTGATGCTCGGTGCGGCCAGTGTCTCGGATGAGCGGGAGCTCCGGCCCGTATTGCAGCAGCTAATCCAGCTCAGCCGGACCTACCAGCTGGCGATTGTGGTGGTCCACCACTTTTCCAAGGGCTCGGCAGGGGTGCGGGGTGGTCAAAGGCTCTTGGGGTCGACTACACTGCACGGATGGTTGGACTCTGGAGCGTATCTGCGTTACGTCGACCAGGAGCAAAGGTCGCAGCCGGAGGGCAGTGCTCGGACGCTCAATATGGAGCGGCAGTTGCGGGTCGGGGTGCTACCGGAGCTGGAGCTCACGTTCAACCTGGGCCGATTCGGCGACAACCAATATGATGTCACGGCGATGACCTCAGCTGACGCGGAATGGCGGCGGTTGCTGCACCACATGGTCCGGGTCGAGGCCGTGCAGAACCGGGATGTCCGGGAGCTTTTGGGGTGTGGGCGCACCAAGGCGGTCGAAATTGTGACCCTCCTGTGTAGCAGGGGCTTTGCGGTGATGGAGGGCACAGGACGCAGCGTCAGGTGCCGGATAACCGAGCTCGGAATCGAGGAGAGCCGGAACACCTCCCTGAGCAGCATAGTAGATGACCCGGGCGAAATCACGATTCACCGTTGAACCCGGGTGGGCGGTCCGTTATAATTATCATAAGAAGCAAAACTGGAGGAGGGCACAGTGTGGAGAGATTCTGTCCGTTACAGTCGACCGGAGACGATGAGGTGGACTGCACATCTGATTGTGCGCTGATGTCGTCTAGTGGCCGTTGTGAGTTGGTGGAGGTCCGGCGTGAGCTGACCCAGCTCAAGCTGACTCTGCGTGACGGACTCAGCGACATTGTGTACATCCTGGGGGAGCGTCTGAAATGACCGATACTACGTGTGGCACGTGCCTACGCTGGAAACAGTGGGATAGCCCAAGTCGATACGTTATGGGCAGGTGTCAGTGGGATGGCTACTACGTGGAGGGCGGGTATGAAGTATTCACGCCCGAGGGGCACTACTGCCGGGAGTGGCAGTCAAAGGTCGACCCCTGTCACGAGCACCTGAAACCATTCGAGAAGCTCTGTGTGCATTGGGAGCCTTCGGGGTGGCACGCCGCCCTTGGGTTGTCTTGGGGTCGCTGCGCTCTCACGAAACAGTATCGGTTTGGCTCGGGGTGCCCAGACCATAAGCCAGCGAAGGAGGGGTCTAAATGACCAAACCATCAGCGAAGTTTTACCGGGACCAGCTACTCGACCTTGGTAACTTCATCATGCACGAGTTTCCCGATGAAATCACGCAGGGTGGCTCAGCCGAGGTCGCCAAGGAAATCATGCTTACGCTACGGGCCAGGATAGACGCTATGATGGGGAGAGGGGGAGCGGGAATGAGTGAGGAGCGGAAGCTGTGGGCTGGAGAGCATTGGCCCTGCTTTGAGTGTGAGCACCTGCAAACAGCAGACGACGGCGACCGAGTTGACGAGTGGTGCGCCCTGCCTGAATCACCCTTCGGGCATTGCCACCCCGACTGGCACAACACGAGGGAGGATGGCCCCTATTGGGACTGCCCTTATCGTGAGGAGGCACAGCCATGACCACCCCGACAGCGGCAGACATTGAGGCGATTAGGGCGAGGTGGGCGGACCCCAACCCTGAGCCGTACTACTTGGAGGAGATGCAGGCAGCGTTGCGGGATGCTTGCGAGGACATCCCTGCCCTCCTCGCCGCCCTAGACGCAGCCACCGCCGAGCGTGACGCAGCGCAGGCTAGGATACGAGAGCTGGAGGGCAGGCGGTGTGATGGGTGCGGGTGGGCAAGGGAGGACTGTTCGCCTGACGGTGACACGGGCTGGAAGTGCATCCACAGGCCGTTCCAGCTAGAACTGTGGGGGCCAGGGCGGGTGAGGATTTGGGTTGACCCCGACCACTCCTGCGCCGCCTGGAAACCAAGAGAGGGGGAGCGGGAATGAAGTGGATACCCGGCGTGGGCTGGTGCGGTGGTGGCGGCGGCTCTACCACGGGGGGCAGCGGTGGCGGCACAACAGGCGGCTCGGAGCCGCAAACAGTCGTTATCAGAGGCGGCTGCGGCGGCAACCTGCGGTGCTGCCCGTATCCTGACGAGCCGTGTCCGCTGATGGGGCGCAAGGCTGGCCGCAAGCCACACATCTGCCCCGTGTGCAACGGAGCTGGCAGGCTCAATGACTATACCGCCGTAGGCTGGTCAGGCACCGCTGTTCCGACAAGGCCATGCCATGCTTGTGATGGGAAGGGGGTTGTGTGGGGATGACCACCGATATCATCAAAACCAGGCTCAGATGTCGCAGGTTCAGATGCCGATTACCGCGTTTGCGGGGTTGATACAGGCACACAAAGACCTTCGGGCTGCGTTGGAGGCAGCTGCTCTAGAACCTGCGAAAGAGGAGGGCGAGTCGGGATGAAGGTAGACATCGAGGCCATCCGGAAAAGGTGGGCAAACGTGGGACCGTGGGAATCCGGGTATAACCCAGGAGCCGAAGCGTTTAGTAGCAACGAACTGGTTGTGCGGCCCGCAGGACAGTTTCCACACGGTACTTGGATTGCTGATGTGGGCAGATTTGGCGATGACGATGCTAGAGACAACGCCGAGCGTATAGCACATGCTCCGACCGATGTCCAAAACTTGCTGCGTGTCATAGACAGGCAGGCCGAGGGCGTGACACTCACAGTGTCAGTGAAACGAGATGATTTAGGAACAACCAACCTCCAAGAGATTGCTGAACAGTTGGTCGAACGCCTGCGGAGGGCAGGAGTTTACGGCTCGTAATCTAGGGCGGGAGGACAAGTTGAAATGAACCTGTGTAAAAAGTGCATCCACGAAAATGTGTGCTCGGTGCCCCGTACTGCTCCGGTCCAGGTGGTTACGTGTGACAACTATCTGGAGAAGGACCCGGATATGGACCACCGTGATAAGACTTGCTCAAACTGTCGATACTGGGCACGTAACGCAAATAAAAGCCGTTTTGGGGGGTGTTTGTCCGAAAGGTATCATGTTTTGGGGGTCTGTACGTCCGACTATCGCCCGATGGATGATTTCCGGCCACTGATTCCGGTGAAGGTCTACACTGAGCTGTATCATGGCTGCTATGACTGGTTGCCGAAGTGACTCTCATCGTACTTGTGGCACTGCTCGGGGTGGTCCTGGTGCTGGCTCTGGTATTCAGCAACAAGGAGGAGTAGGTATGCGGACCTGTACTATGTGGACCTGTATGGTGTGTCGGTACTACAAATCAGGATACTGTCAGCTCCTGCCGCCGGACAAACGAGTCCACGTCGACAGTGTGTGCCTGTTGACTCTAGCCGAGATGCGGTTATTTCAACAGGGTCTAGAGGCCACCATCGCCGAGAGAGCCCGGCAAGTTTCCGTGTGTCCACACTGTCACTATGAGGATACCCGAGTAGTGGACGAAGGCGGAGCCGGGACGAAACGCACATACCAATGCCAACTCTGCTGGCGAACCTGGTATGTGTAGTGGGTCTGTGGGCACTGACCCTCTGGTTGCTGGCTAACCAGAACCCCTGGGGAGTGCTCACGGTCCTGATGGCTCAGGTAGTGACCATCGTTTTTCTGCGTGGAGAACCATTCCCGTTCAGACGTAATCGACCGCTGAAATGAGGGTATCGACCGCTAAAAATGGCTAATCGACCGGGGGGGTGTTCTAGCTGGCCAAGAAGCGGCGGAAGTCGGTGGAGCGTGTGCGGCTGGTTGAACAATGCCAAGGCTGTAGCAAAATCTGGAAGAACAGAAATGAGTGCACGATAATCTTGGAGCCCAGCTATCAGTGGCAAAGAGGCAAGTATTGTTGGGTGCGTGAGTTGTCGAAACAGTAACCGACCGGACCCCCGAAATGCTAATCGACCGTTTTTACCCCCCCTAAAGGGGGGGTGGTGAAACGGTCGATTAGCATTTATCATTCGGCTTTCGCTGTAATCGACCGCTGAAATGAGGGTATCGACCGCTGAAAACGGCTAATCGACCGCCGTTTTGGCGGTATCGACCGCTGAAATGAGGGTATCGACCGTTGTAAGAATCTGACATACTAATCGACCGCTGAAATGAGGGTATCGACCGCATTTCGTGTGCCGAAATAGACACTTTGGGTTGTTTTTGTCACTTGGAAGGAGTTAGGAGAATTGAGGTACGGCTAGACTTTTCGGAAGATTGCAGGATAGACTCATATTGATATGAGGTCTCTCGGGATGATGGCCCTGCGTGAGTTTAGGCGACAGGCCCGGGATGAGGGTCTGCGTGGTGTCGGCGACTCTTATTACGACCGCGTTATCGCAGAGTCTGCGACCTGGCCCAAACGGTTGCGGACTCTTTTGTTTGCGGCACCGGAGAGATTGCCCCCGGCACTACTATCTCGGGTTGAGGATATCTACACTGAACACCTAAGAGGGGTGTTGACCAATGGCACAAAGCAAAAGAACACGGTTGGAGACCCGGCTGACCTACGGAAATAAGGTGGTTGTCGAGGACTGGCAGAAGCGGGTCATCCTTGAGGCCCTTGAGGACGGCCAATGGCGGTCAGTTGCGGAGAAGTTAGTTGGCCTGCCGACAGACACCATAACCTACTGGTGTCACAAAGGCTCCCAAAAGGGTGCCCGAGAGCCGTTCAAGACCTTTGCGCTCGATATCGAGAAGGCCGAGGCCAAAGCTGAGGCCAAAGCGGTTGCGGCTTTGCGGCAAATCGGGATGGAGAAGGATTGGAAGGCACTGCTCGAATGGCTCAAACGGCGGGCCAAGGACCGTTGGGGTGATGAACCTCTACAGCTCCAAATCGACCACAACCACTCCATAGTCGATGCCCTGCTTGGAGACGAGGAAATCGCTGAGCGTGTAGGCGAGATATTCCGGCAGAAGCGGACCAAGCCCAATGAGTCTGACTAGGCACTACCATGACCCCGAAGAATACGCCGTCTGGCGGCGCGAACACAACACTCGTATTGGACGTGACCCCATCAACAAAGCGCGACGGAGGGTGGGTCAGGTCTTTGCGGCTAAGTATCCCGGCGTAAAGACCCGCATACCGGATGAATCTTTATACAAAGCCCTGGCACGTAAGGAGTTTTGGTTTTTCGTCGAGTATGTCCACGGCGGGCTCTACAAACACGCCGCACACACCCGCCTAATTTGCTCGTACCTCAAACTCGTCGAATCCGGCGAGATAGACCGTCTGATACTAGCCCTGCCACCAAGGCACGGCAAGTCGATGACGGTCACCGAGTCCTTCCCGGCCTGGTATCTGTTGCGGAACCCCGACCGTCGGGTCATTGAGGTCTCGTATTCCGATGAGTTTGCCCAACGGTTCGGTCGGGCCAATCGCCGTAAGGTGGCCGACTTCGGACCTGAGTTATTCGGCTATGGAGTGCAGCTAGGGAACGCTTCGGTCACCAACTGGTCAGTCGCCGACCATCGTGGCGGTCTAATCAGCTCGGGCGTTGGGGGCTCCATCACGGGCGAGGGTGCGGATTTGTTGGTCATCGATGACCCCATCAAAAACCGGGCGGAAGCCTCGAACCCCACTATGCGGGACCGTTTGTGGCGAGAGTGGCAGCATACGCTCCTGACCCGGCTATCCCCATCCGGCGCGGTCATCCTAATCCAGACACGGTGGCACGAAGATGACCTAGCTGGGCGTTTAATATCCGAGGAACCCGACCGATGGACCGTGGTCAACCTTCCGGCCCTGGCTGAGGAAGATGATGCGCTTGGCCGGGAGGTTGGTGAGACTTTGTGGCCGGAGGGCGGTTTCGACTCCGAATGGGCGGAGCAACGCAAAAAAGAGGTCGGCTCCTTCGCCTGGGCGGCACTTTATCAACAACGTCCCTCGCCGGAGGAAGGTGGCCTGTTCAAGCGTTCGTGGTGGAGGCACTACACGGACATCCCGAGCTACCTGGCTCGTATCGTCATCAGTTGGGACATGACGTTCAAGGAGACCGTGGGCGGCTCCTTCGTTGTGGGCCAGGTTTGGGGGGCCATCGGGCCGGACCGATACCTTTTGGACCAGGTAAGGCGCAGAATGGACTTCGTGGAGACCGTAAATGCCGTCCAAAATCTCTCGGAGAAGTGGCCGGAGGCTACAGCGGTGTATATCGAGGACAAAGCCAACGGACCTGCGGTAATATCGGCCTTAAAGAAGGTTGTTCCAGGAATAATTCCTGACACGCCCAAAGGCCCGAAAATCGCTCGGTGGCACGCTGTGACCCCGTTGGTTGAGGCGGGCAACATATACCTGCCGGACCCGAATATGCAGCCGTGGGTTCACGAGTTCATCGAGGAAACGGCGAACGCACCCGCCGGAGCAACAGATGACCAGCTAGACGCGATGTCCCAGGCACTACTACGCCTGCGAGGTAACTATCTGAGCAAGGCCACTAGAGGTCTGGCAGCGGTAGGCCGAACGCAGGCGAGGGAGGCTGTGTGGTAGATGGCAAAAGCAAAAAAGCCCCGGTACATGGCGGGAGAGCTGGGAAGCACCGGGCGGGCTGCTTCCGCGATTTGGAGCTCTATGGCCACAGAGGAGTATCTAGCTGCGCTTAAGTGGCCGCAAAACATCGGGATTTACGAGAAGATGCGCCGCTCGGACTCCCAGGTCCAGGCGATGCTCCTGGTCATCGAATTGCCTATCCGGTCGACTCACTGGTTCGTTGAGCCCTACTCCGACTCCAAGCAGGATGAGGAGATTGCGGACTTCATCAGCAGCAACCTGTTCGACGGTCCGCCAAGCGGCCTGACCCAGCATTGGGATGACTTTTTGCGGCTGGCACTCACCATGCTTCCCTTTGGCCATGCAGTGTTCGAGAAGGTGTTTGAGCTCCAGGACGGCAAGGTCCGTTGGCGCAAGTTTGCTCCAAGGCCCGTTTCAACCGTTTCAGCGTTCACTTACGATGAGCAAGGTGGGCCGAAGGGTGTAAAACACCTCAAATTGGCTGATACGGGCTATTCCGAGGTATTCATCCCGGTAGAGAAGTTGCTTATTTTCTCGAACCGGATGGAGGGCGGCGATTTGCGGGGTCAGTCGGTCCTGCGCTCTGCCTATCGAAACTGGCTCATTAAGGACTTCTTATACAAAATCACCAACATAGGCATTGAGCGCAACTTTGTCGGCACCCCGCAGATAACCCTGCCACCCGAATGGTCCGATGACGACTACAACCGGGCCATAGAGATTGTGGAGGACCTCCGCTCAGCCGAAAAGGCCGGGGTTGTCCTCCCCCCGGAGTATGTTCTCTCGTTGTTTGAGGGCAAACGCGGGATGATGGAGGTCCTCCCGTATATCGACCACCAGGACCAGATGATTCTGCGGTCGGTTTTGGCCCAGTTTATCAATCTAGGCTCTGGTGACGTTGGTAGCTTCGCTTTGTCGCAAGACCACTCCAACCTGTTCCTGATGACGCTTGACGCTACGGCCAAATCCGTGGCTGCGGTGCTGAATAGTTATGCAATACCGCAGCTAGTGGACTATAACTGGCAGGTGGAGGGCTACCCGAGAGTCACTTTTAGGCCGATAGGCCAGTCCTCGGAGAAGCTGGTCCAGGTCCTGGCACAGTTGGTCCAAGGCCAGCTAGTGGCCCCAGACGAGGACCTGGAAGCCTGGGTCAGAGAGCTCCTAGACTTGCCCGAGAAGGCGGAGGTCACCGAAGATGCGCCTGCGTCTGCGCCTCCTCCCCCACCGGATGGCCCTCCTCCGGCCAGCGGCGATTCTCCGCCTTCTGGGCAACAACCAGTCGAGGAACCCACCAAAACAGAGTCTCCCCCGCCGAACGAGCGCAAAAACCCGGTAAAGGCGGAAGAAGCCGTCCCTGAAACGCAGGGGAAATGGGCAATCGAGCCGGACCAGCCCTCGGTGACCGCTCACACCGAACACGGCTGTCCGGCTCTCACGCCCAGCCAGCGGCGCGAGGTACGCCGATTTGCGGAGGGTGAGCGGCAGTGGTCCCGGGAGTTGACCGAGCGCGAGAAGGCGGTCGGATTTGCCGAGCTAGAGGCTTGGTGGGATGGGTCCGAGGAGGCTTTTGTCGAGGACGGCATGTCGATTCTGTCGAAACAGCTCCTGGACCTGTTCGAGCAGGTGCGTCGAGCTCTCGAATCGGGTAAGGTGGCTGAAATATCGCGGATAAACCCTCGTTACCTGGGCGAGTTCACGAATTGGCTTAGGCAGCGTCAGTCGGCCCTGGCTGGTTTCGGTATTGAGCGGGCAGCATCCGAGCTCGGTATCGATGCGGCCAAGGTCGAGGTCCCGGACCGCACCAAGGACACCTGGTCGGCCAGGGCGGGCGTTTTGGCCAAGGCCCTGACCCACAGATTGCAGATGGATTTGACCTTATTTGCCCTTGGTGCGTATGACGATGGTTTGGCCGCGTCAGCTGCGGCTTTCATGGGCCGTGAGCAGGTCCTGGAGAAGGCTAAGCGGGAATTGGTGGCGATGGCCTCCGCCGTTGTGGGCGAGGCCGTCAACACCGGGCGCGATTTGGCCGCTCAGATGGCTGGGGTGGAGTTGGCCCAGTACAGCGCGATTTTAGACGAAAAGACCTGTCCGCTCTGTGAGTACATGGACGGCAAGATTATCAACCTGGGCAATCCGGACTACAAAAGGTTCTCGCCGTTGATTCACTTCCACTGTCGATGCGTTTGGGTGTACATCCTACCCGAGGAGACCCCACAACCCGAGGAGGATTGGGAGACCCCGCCGGACAGCCTGGTTGACGGCTACGGGGTATTCGTGCAGTGAAATCAGCAGCTCGGATGGCCAGCTATCTAGCGGTTCCTCCGCCGTATAGGCTGGGTGGTCCGGGTTCTGGTCACCATGACCATGATGGACTGCCGGACGTTTGGGGAGGGTCTCCACCGGGACCAGGCGCGGGTCCTGTGGCCGGGACTGCCGAGGCCAAGCGTATTCCGGACCGGGCGGACGGTTTGCAGATGTCCGGCCTGCTCCAGAAGCTGCGCGATGACGGTGGTTTCTCGACCACCGTCGACGGCGTGGTGCCTACGCACGGCTATATGGTCAGTCCGTATAAGGACCGGGAGCAGGCTATGCCCGTAAAGGACCTGTCCCGGCGCAAACTGGCCGAATACGTGGTCCAGAACCGTGACCTGCTCCGGGAGCCCGAGCATTTCCTTGGTGGCTGGGTCGATGGAGATACGGTATACTTAGACGTATCTATCAGGACTTCGACAAGAGAAAGCGCATTAGAGCTGGCACGGGCCAACGGGCAGCTTGCGGTGTATTGTGTGCATACGCAGGAGGTGATTGAGGTTGCCTGAAAGCATCATGGCCGCGCCAAAGGACCGCAGCTTGGAGGCTTTTAGGGCCTGGATTACCTCGATTGTCGGTGAATTGGGCGGCAACGACGAAGATGACATGACCGACTCCGAGTGGGAGGGTCTCCACCGGGACTTCTGGGCTCCTGACCCGCCGACAAAGACGGCGCAGGAGCCTTTTAGTATGGGCGGACCAGGCTCCGGTAACTGGGGGCACGTTGGGGTGCCTGGGGTTCGCGGTGGGTCCCAGCCCGGCGCGGGAGGCCCGGAGAACCGCCAGCGGAGCATAAACAAGCGGCTGGCTGTAGGGGTTGCATTATCAATAAAGGACCGTGAGGTCGAGTACGGCGCGGTGGTCACGCCGGACGGTGAAATCCCGGTCGAGGCCAAGGGCGAAAAGCTGGCGGTGTACTGGCCGTCCGACCAACTCCACCTTATCCGAGACTCAATCATGGTCCACAACCATGTGGTGCTCGATGGTGGGCAGTTCGGGCCTAGCGGTGGGGATATGGAGTTTGCGGCGGACAATGACCCGGCTGAGGTTATGGTGGTGACCCCGGACTATATCCACAGTATCCCCCGGCCCGAGGGCGGCTGGCGCGAAAAGTATGTCTACCAGGCCCGGGATGACGGTCCGAGCAACCCTTACCCGCAGACCTTGACTGACATCTTCCGCGACTACCGCAGCACCAATGGGGCATACGAGATACTGTTCGAGCGGTATGGCGGTCAGCTGGGCGATATGACCCGGGGCCAACAGGAGGCCGAGCTCCGGCACATCTTGTGGCAGCGAATCGCCGAGCAGACTGGGGTCCAGTATTCCCGGACCCGGGTCCCGGACAAGCCGCCAACGATTCCCCAGCTCAGTGCACCGTGGCAGTTTGGCGGTGTGGGCTCCGGTAACTGGGCGCATACTGGACTAGAGGATTTGCATGGCGGCAGCGACCCGGGCGGTGGTGTCGGCACACCCGCAGGTAAGACAGCACGGACCCTGAAACTTACCGAGGACCGGATAGTCCTCTCACCCGTGGAGATAGGGGTTTGCATCGACCCCAAAACCGGAGAGCAGATTTTCGCTTATTCGGGCACTAAGCGCACCGTCAATATTCCTCGGGCTGAGGCTTGGAAGCTCGAGAACCGGATTTTGACTCACAACCACCCTAGCGGGACCAGCCACTATGGTAAGGGCGCGGGTAAACTCGATATTGGTGGTGGGTTGGAGATTATAGAGGTTCCCGAGGCCAAGGTTTCGTTTTCCACCACTGACCTAGAGGCTGCTCGCATAGTGGACGTTCGGGGTATGAGGGCCGTCACGGAAAACTGGGTGTTCGAGATTTCCCGGCCCGGTGGGGATGTTGTGAGCAGTCCGGCACTCTACCGAGGTGGTGAAATACCCGAGGTTCGCGGCACCGGGTGGCTCAGAGAGTGGCCAATGCCGGAGGATTCCCGATACAAGTCTGGAGACTTGGGTCAAATCGCAAACTACGCCGCTTGGAGGGTGTCCCAACAAGACGCGGCGGACGTGCAGGCTGGCCGGGCAACTGTTGAGCAGCAGGCTCTGTCCCGCAGGCACCGGACCTGGGAGCTAATAAACGAGCTCACCGAAGGTGAGATACAGTACAAAGCCATTCCGAGGCACTCTGCGGACAGGCAGGATACCCGCAAAGCCGAGCCCCTGCCGATGCCTAAGAAGGGTGGTGGCTAAGCGTGGAGATTGAGCCCATCCCGGTTCCCGAGGGCGAAGAAGTTTTCGTGATTGACGACTCCGAGCTGCTAGAGCTGTTTTGGGGTGCGCGGTGCATGTCCTGTAAACACTTTCGCGGTCACCTTGTGGGGTTCAGCCCGGACCACAAGACCAAGTTTCGGACCTGCGAAGCGTTCCGTTACATCCCCGACCCGATTTGGCAGGGCCGGAATGACCATACCAAGCCCTACACTGGCGACCGGGATTATCAATACGCCCCTATTGAGCTGGTCGAACAGCCGGACACCGTGAAACTGGGCAGTCAGCTCAGCGGCAACTGGGCACACACTGGTCTAGAGGATGTGCACGGGGGTTCCGACCCTGGTGGTGGACTTGGTGGGCCGGAGGGCCGGACAGCGCAATTCCTGAAACTCACTGAGGACCGGATTGTGCGTTCATCCGTGGAGATAGCTGTCTGCGTGGACCCGGAGACCGGGAACCAGGTGTTTGCCTACACGGGCGATGAGCAGTCTGTTCGTCTCCCAAACGCTGCTACAGTGCTGATGCGCGACAAGGTATTCACCCACAATCACCCATCACACAGATACTGGGGCTGGCTTGACCACGAGGATGGGGCATACGGCAGTGCGGTCAACTATGATGAAATGACCCCGCCGGGCCAGGCGGACCTCCGGGCTGCGGCTACCACCGACCTGCGCGAGATGCGGGTTATAACCGAAAAGTGGGAGTACAGCATTTCCCGGCCACCAGGTCCAGACGGCTGGAATACTCTCTATTCCTTGGGCCGAGGTAAACAGTCTATGTCGGTTCATGAGTTGTTTTTGGATGCACATAACATGGTTGACGATGAAGCACACAGCCGAATTATGGCTATGTATGATTTGCCGGGTAACAGGCCAACTGGCCAGGACGTGCGGGACATCGAAAACAAGACTCGGCACGAGGCTTGGAAGCTCGTGGACAAGTGGACCAACGGCGATTTGCAGTACACGACCCGAGCTCGGCACCCTGCGGACGTGAGCCCCGAGGCCAAGAAGGCCAAACTAGACGAGGGTCTGCACCAACTTGGCAGTTCAGCCTCTGGTAACTGGGCACATACGGGATTAGAGGACGTGCATGGCGGCTCAGACCCTGGTGGAGGGGTAGGCACTCCGGCTGGCCGATTTGCCCGGGTTACAAAGATGACCGAGGACCGGATAGTGCGTAACCCATACGAGACAGGCGTTTGTATCAATCCAAACACTGGGGAGCCGATTTTCGCCTACAAGGGCGGCGCGGACCACGTATATCTTCCGGTAGATGCGCGGCCACTGATGAAGGGCATGGTATTTACCCACAACCATCCGAGTGGGAGCTCTTTTAGCCGTGCCGACCTGATATGTGCAGCTAGGGAGGACTTAGCTGGGATGCGGGCGGTTGGAGAACGGTACACATACACTATCCAACGGCCAGACACCCCGGACGGCTGGCAAACTGATTTTCCCACACCTGTTGACGCTTCGGGCGAGTGGCTGGGGGCTTCGATGGTTATGGATATACGCGACCTTATGGAACACGCAAACGAGTACGCATACTCAGTGCAGAGACCTTTGGTGGACCAGGGTGTAATGACTGCGGAGGAAGCATCTACGCAGCACAACCACCTAATGTGGTCTAAGGTCGATGGGTGGGCTGATGGAGCGTTCCAGTATGAGCGTAAACCCAGGCACAGCGATGACGTTAAGTCTACGCTGAAAGCCCGAAAGACCCAGCTAGATGAGGGTTTGCACCAGTTGGGCAGTCCTGCTTCCGGCAACTGGGCACACACTGGTCTAGAGGACGTGCATGGTGGTTCTGACCCTGGTGGTGGGGTAGGGACGGTATCCGGTCGAACGGCCCGGATTGTCAAGATGACTGAGGACCGTATTGTACGGAGCCGACTCGAAATAGGCGTTTGTATCGACCCGAACACTGGAGAGCAGATTTTCGCCTACACGGGCAACGAGTATTCGATAAGGATACCAACTGATGTGCGGTCTAAGATGGCGGGTATGGTGCTTACGCACAATCATCCGAGTGGCCGCTCGTTTAGTGGTGCTGACCTGCGGGCAGCTTCCTACGATGATGTATCTGAGATTCGCGCAGTTGGAGAACGGTACACATACAGCATGAGAAGGCCAGAAACTCTGGATGGTTGGGATACCTCTTTTGACCCACCCGATTGGCACGGCAGCAAGCCCATTGACGGCCAAATAATCCTCGATGACCTTTTTGACCGAGCGGAGCAAGAAGTTGTATCGCAGCTCCGCGAAAGAGTCGGAAAAGGTGAATTGACTGCGGAGGGAGCTGCGGAGCAGCACTCACATCTGGTGTGGACTAGAGTTGATGAGATGACCAACGGAGCGTTCCAGTATGAACGCAAACCCAGACATAGCGATGACGTGAAGTCTACGCTGAAAGCCCGCACTCCAGATTTCGTCAAAAAGGGGTGGTAACTGTGGAGGGCAAGGAGCCTGAGTTCGAGTTTGAGCTAGACATACAGGAGATTCCGGAGGGCACCGAGGTCTACATCATAGACGATGGAGAGCTCTATGCGACCTGGTACAGCGGTGTTTGCATGTTATGCGAACATTATACACCCGGGCGGTCCCGGGATGAGGATTGGCGGGTCCGGCTAAAAGCCCGGATGCGCTGTAAATCGTTCGACGTAATCCCGGCGGACATTTGGGAGGGTCGGAATCGGCACACCGAGAGATATCCGGGAGATAAGGGCTTCCGCTTCACCAGAAACGTACCTCAAACTCCCCAAACCACCAAGGATGACGAGACCGGATGACCGAGCCCAACCTGGTACTGATTGATGACCGAGACCTCCGGCCCGAGGTGCCGTGGGTCAGCCCGACCTGCTACTCGTGCGCGAGGTTGTTGGGCTATCGGCGGTGCCAGGTGTTCGATTGGGTCCCAGAGCCAATCTGGAAGGGCGAACATGACCACCGGACCTACTACCGGGGTGACGGCGGTATAACCTATGCCCCGCGTAGCAGGCTAAACAGCCTCAAGTTTGGCGGTCCGGGCTCGGGTAACTGGGGCCACTTGGGCCGGGAGGGTGAGCACGGCGGTTCTGCTGAGGGCACGGGAGGCTCCTTCGACGTGTCGGAGTATCCCGCAAACTTTAAGGACATCAGCAAAGAGCAGCTCATGGCCCAGGCCAACTACAACGATATCCGGGCCACCATGCGTAAGGACTTGGCTGCTATCCGGCGGGGTGACGCGAAGGTAGAGCCTGTTAGCGGTCCGGTCGACCGGATGGCGGTGGCCACGATTATCAACAATGCCCGTGCGGAGATAACCACGTTCACGGGGTATTTGGCCTCGGACTGCACCGACCGACTGCATCGCTATACCAACCTACTTGAGGGCCAGCTAAAGTCCGCAGCCGATGATTTGGAGGGCGTTGACGCAGCCGACCTCAACGATATGGTCCGGGATTCGGTCGAGAAGCTGGTCTACCAGGAGGTTGAGAGCAACCGTCAGCAGTTCACCGACCACGGCATCCGGCACATCACCAGCAACATCGAGAACCAGTCCGACATCCAGGACGCACTAATCAGCGCGGGGGTCGAGATTTCCCCGAGAGAACGCCTGCTAGGCACGATGGTCATGGTCAACCATGACGTGGGCTACACGACTCCGCTGGTCCGGGAGGGCGGTTTGCGGGGCATCATGGCCGCAGGCCACCACTCAGAGATGGGGTCCCAGATATACGAGGAACAGCGTGAGTTGTGGGACGCGGACCGGATATTCTCCGGCGAGGAGTATGACCGGGCGGTTGAGCTGATTGGCACACACCAGGCGGCTATGCTCGATGTGGCCGACCCGGTGGGTCTCAGCACCCGTCTGGCCGACAACCTCAGCCTGTTTGCGCCGGAGAAACTGCCGTCGATGTTCCGGTACGTGCCCGGCGGCGAGGACATCCTGGTCGATTTGGGCGAGGCTATGCGAGACGGCGATGAGCAGGCTTTTGAGGCTGGCCGACAGGAGCTGTTGGGTCAAATCAAGGAGTCCGGGTTGGAGCCCAACTTGCAGCGGGATTTGTCCCTGGCCGTCGACCAGATGAACATTCAGACCCCTAAGTTCACTATGGGCACTCTAGCTGGGGAGATATCGTCTATCCAGTCCAGTCCGGAGGCTCTGATAGAGGTCAACATACAGCACAATGAGCTTGACGAGGTGTTGCAGAGGCACTTCGACATGGGCCAAAAGCAGCTCGATAAGTTTCTAAAGGACTACGGCATCACGGACAGGGAGCGGCAGACCGAGTTTAACATCGGGGAGCTAGAGGGCAAGCCGATTATCAAGATTAACGTCTACGGGGTCGACCCGGCCACCTTGGTCGAGCCGCCGATTATGCAGTTTGGTGGTCCCGGCTCAGGGAATTGGGGCCATTCGGGTGTCGATGATGTGCATGGTGGCAGCTCGGAGGGTTCCGGACCGACCCATACCCGCTATGGCGGGCGGTTCAAGACCACTTTGACCCGCGAAAACATGGTCCGGCAGGGTAAGCAGGTCAACTTTGCCACGTTCGACATGCTACGTGATGTTTTGGTAAGGGAAAACGTCACTGAGCGAAACATCTTCTACCAGTCTGATGAGCAGCTAGAACGGGCAGGCCGTGACCTGGACAACCCCGATACGCTGAACATCGATGATGTGCGAAACGACATCCGAGGCGTGGTCAAGGGCGCGGTGTCCCGGTCTTTGGCCGACAAGCTGGCCGACAAGGCCGAGTTCGGTGCGATGGTGACTGGTACACGGGGTATAGCCTCGCACTATTACGACACGATGTTGGACCTGGAGACGGAGATAAACAATGAGGCTTCTCGTATAGGCCGGAAACACGGATGGGATTCGCCGGAGTATACAGAGATTAAAGCGGACTACCGTGAGCAGCAAGAGCTAATTATGAGTATGCAAAGCGCAGACAAGGACCTGACCACGGCCCGACATCTGCACGGTCCCGAGAAATTGCGGACAATCCGCCTTGAACCAAGTCAGCTTAACCGCTATGAGTCCGACCTTGAGGACCGGGTACGGGCGCGACTGGCCAAGTATGGCTACCTGGCTGAGGTAGAGGCTGCGGCCCGTGAGAGCATGTGCAGCGCGATAATCGGTCAGTGGGCTGAGACCAGCGCGGACCATGTGCCTGCGGCGGTGGCCATGCAGATGGTGGCAGCATCGGAGTTTCGGCTCAGCGGGGCCAAGTTTGACCACTTACCTTGGGAGGCCCGTGAAAAGGCCCGTGAGCAATACGGCCAGCACAAAGAGGCTATGGGACAGTTTTTGCGGGCGCAATATGAGCAGACCCAGGAGTTTTTAGCAGACGCGGGCATAGAGTCGGTGACGGTCTATCGGGGCATGGTGCTCAGGCCGCAAATCATTGACCGCGAAACGTACAAGCCGATTGGTCCCAACGAGGATTACGACAACATGCGGGCTGTTCTTGTGCCCGATGAACCCGCACCACCCTATAAGCAGTGGTCGAAGTCGGCCACCACAGAGCTGTCGATGCAGCCGATGAGCTCGGCATCCTACCTGCTAGGTGAGGCAACGGTATTTGGGAACCCGGGTTCGGGTGGGTTGGGGATTATTGCGGCGGCGGAGATTCCGGCAGAGCGGATATTATCAACACCGCTCACAGGCACGGGGTGCCTGTCCGAGGCCGAGATTATTGTGTTGGGCGGCACGGATGAGTGGCGGGTGGCAGCATACGACAAGTCCGAGTTTACACAGATGCCTGGCGAGGGCCTGGCCGGACGTGACTGGAACCCGACTGAACAGCTTACGGGCGAAGGGCCAGCTAAACCAAATATCACAGGCCGTAAATTAGTATTGTTCGATGAGACGTTTGCCCTTGGTGGTGAGGGCTCCGGGCACCATGACCACGATGGTCTAGCAGGTGTTTGGGGTGGGAGCCTGCCGGGACCCGGAGCGGCTGACAGTGCGCTCCAGAGCCTTACGGACAAAGCCAAGCGGTATGAGCCAGCTATAACCGCAGCTGTAACCGATGTGGCCAACAAGATTGGGGCCAAGATGGAGGGGCTCAAGTATCGTCTCAAGACCGAAAAGAGCCTCAAGGACAAGCTCCAGAAGTATCAACGGGAGGACAGCCGGGCCAATGCCCAGCAACTCGAACGCCGGGTCCGGGATTCGGTGCGGTACACGATGACCTTCGAGGAGGACAAATACGCTCAGGGCATTATGGCCGCTGAGAAGGAGATGCGCCAGGCAGGGTTCCAGCTGACCGAGGCCCGGAATTACTGGCCCAAATCTGAGGCTGAGCTGACCGACACACTGTACATGGGGGTCAACACCAACTGGACAAATGACCAAGGCTTTGTGTTTGAGTTGCAGCTCCATACGCCGTCTAGCTGGGAGTGTAAGGAGTTTCGCACTCATGCCGACTACAAGGCTTTAGAGCAGGCTGAAACCGAGAGCACGAAAGAGCGGCTGATGAAAGCCATAAACACTAAGTGGAGGGCGATTGCTGTGCCTGCTGGAGTGGGCGCGGTGACGTTCGGGGGAGGTCCATAGTGCGGTACTTTGCGGCGGTCATGTTACCAGATAACCCGGAGTCCAATCCAGTCGGTCTGCGGCGGTTATCCCCGAGCGGCTACACGGCCTGGTATTTGGACAGGGACGGTGAATGGCAGGAATCAAACTCCGTGCTGATTGAGCTGCGGGGCGGTCCCTCGGAGCGGACCTACGTGGAGATTTCACCACGAAAAGCGCAGGACATCGTGGACCTTTGGAGAGCTGGTAAGGAGGACAAAAATGAGTAAGATTATCAACATCGATTCCGACCTCGACAACGCCGATTGGACCAAGCGCACCTGGGACCTGCTCGATATCGACACCGTGGAGAAACTTCGGGAGCACCTCAAGGCGACCGGGCGGACCGTCGAACAATTCAAGCAGTTGCCAGTTTACCGCTACAACGTCGACAAGATAGAATGGTTAAAGAAGCTGTAAGGAAAGGCGGGTGAATGTAAGACTATGCCGAACACGGCTGACCCGGCACGGCGTTATCGGTCGAAGCTGGCGCACCTAATTAGACAGGGCTTGGACCCTGTGCAGGCAAAGGCCAAAGCCGCAGGCTACGCTGGGGGCAAGACCAAGAAGCCCAAACCCGAGGTTGAGGGGCTCCTAGACGAACCCGAGACCGATGAGGTTATGGGCTTTCCTTACGCTGAGGCTTCCGAGTTGCCCGAATCCGTCCGCAACGTCCTCCCGCCAGAGGCTCAACAGATATGGCTCAAGGCATTTAATTCCCGACATGAAGCCGGGGAGTCCGAGGCTGAATCTGCCATAGCGGCCTGGTCCGCTGTCAAGCGGGGCGGGTATCACAAAAACGAGGACACCGGAAATTGGGTCAAGGCCGCTGAGTGGGTTTCGAGTCTCGTTAAGCTGGCCGAGAACGCTAGTGAGATAGAGATACTCCGCTGCGGTAGTTGGGAGCACCCCGAGTACGGCAAAATCGCCATCACTGAGGCCGACCTTGACCTGTTTATCGGCAATTTTAAGGACAAGGTTCGGCGAGTCGACCTGGCAATCGACCAGGCCCACAAACCCGACGAAGGGGCCGCAGGTTGGTTCCGGGAGCTGGTCCGGCGGGGCCAGAGCCTGTTCGCCAAGGTCGAATGGACTCCGATTGGGCAGTATCTAGTCCAAAACCGTATCTTCCGGTACATCTCACCGGAGTTTAGTTTCAAGTACAAGGATGACGAGTCCGGCAAGAGCCACAAAAACGTGCTGTACGGCGCAGCCCTAACCAATCGCCCTTTTATCAAGGGCATGGCTCCGGTGCTGCTCAGTGAGGACATG